ACCTATTTTCCTTTATTCATATGGACATGAGCACCCCAATGGTTTCCATCACACCATGGACATTTCTTTTTATCCATACTTACCAAGAAATCCTCGAACTCCTTTATCGTCAACAACTCGGCCGTATCGCTCATTATTTAAACCATAAAAGTACTGAAATATTAACTTCCAACAATCTGCGGCATCCCTTCATTTGCCTACAGATTGAAACTCACCGACACCACCAGCCCAACTACATGCAACACCTCTGGATCATCCGGCTGCACGATCACGTCCTTGTAGACTGCCTGGTTGTCCGAGCGCACCAGCACCGAGCCATCCATCTGCTTGAACAGGCGCTTCACATAGCACTCGTTGCCCTTGCAGATGACGTGCACCTTGCCGTTCACGATCTGCTGCTGGCGGTGCACGATCAGGCTGGCGCCATCCGGAATGGTCGGCTCCATGCTGTCGCCCACGGCCACAATGCTGAATAGGTCTTCCCGGCGGTAGCCGTTTTGCTTGGCCCAGCCGCCTCGGCAATAGTTCGGCGTGCCCTTGGTGTCTACATCCAGCACTGGGGAACCGTTGCCGGCCGACGCCTTCAGCGTATAGCGCGGCACCTCGAAGATTTCGTGCTGAATGTCATCGGCCGTATCTACCACAACCACTGGACGCAACGGGGTTTCAACTGACGGCCCCAGATCAGCCGCAAGCATCTCGCCTCGCCCGCTGGCCAGCCAATCGGCGCTCACGCCCGCGACGCGCGCCAGGCTAAGCAGGTTCTCCGCCTTCAGGGATTGGACATCGGTCTTCCATTGCGTCAGAGCGCCTTGAGATACGCCCACCTGCTTGGCGATCTCCTTCTGCGTCAGCCGGCGCTCCCTTTTCGCGTGCGCGATGGCATGTGCGATTCGTTCGTTCAGGTTCATGTTTAGCAATCTAAATGAAATCGCGTTTAGCGTGCTGGCATTAGAAAATTTAGTGTGCTAAATTTCGTTCCATGAAGACACAGCACGCTATCGAATTCTTCGGAACGGCCGCTGAGCTGGCCAAGGCCTTGGGCATCACTCCCGGCGCGATCTCGCAATGGGGTGAGGACGTGCCCGCGCTACGCGCCTACCAGCTCACCGAGCTGATGCAAGCCCGGAAGCCGGCCGAGCCGAAGACTACAAAGGGCCGCAGCAAGAAAGCTGCCTAAGGCCTGTCCATCCATGCCACCGACCATGAAGGGGGTAGCCATGCGCCATGTCACCACTATGACCCGTGCGGTCTTCAACCGCACGCAACCACTTTTGAAGGGGAATGACGATGGAAAACATCGGCCTGCTTTCGATTGAACGCGGCCTGCGCGCCGCGCTGACCAACCCGCGCGAGAGCGCACGGCTTTCCGATGCTTTGGGCTGGGACAACAGCCAGGTGAGCCGCTTTCTGTCCGGCCAGATGGGCCTGACGATCGACAAGGTGGACACCGCCCTGACCACGCTCGGGTTCGTGTGCGTCAAGCCGAAGTACCTCGACGCCATGGCGACGCTGTGCCAGGTCGGGGCGAATTGTGAATGCGCCCGGCGCGGTATGGGTGCTTGCGGGAGTGGGGATTGATGGGTGGTAGAGCAAAAACGAAACGGGCCGCTTAACGGTACTGGGAATACCGAGCGGCCCTACCTCTTGAAGGCTTTTTGATTATGACGACACGCGCATTTGAACGCAACCAGGGGGCCACACAATGATCGAGACCCGCGAAATTCGGCACGGGCACCTTTGCTGCGGCCTCGGTGGAGGCGCAAAGGGGTTCAACAAGGCACAAGCCCGCGTGGGCAATCTGCAGGCGAAGTTCCGCTGCCTGGGCGGCATTGATGTCGACCCGGCGGCCATCCGCGATTTCAACAAGCTGGCCGGCGTCCCTGGCACCGTCATGGACCTGTTCGACCGCCAGCAGTACACCGATTTCCACGGCCACGAGCCGCCGGCAGATTGGCGCGAAGCCACGCCGGCTGACATCGTGCGCGCCATGGGCGGCGAACGCCCGCATATCTGGTTCATTTCGGCGCCGTGCAAGGGCCTGTCCGGACTGATGAGCGAGAGCAAGAGCGCCACTGCCAAGTATCAGGCACTGAACCGCCTGACTCTGCGCTGCATCTGGCTCGCACTGGAGGCCTACGCCGACGATCCCGTCGAACTGATCGTGTTCGAGAACGTTCCGCGCATCGCCAGCCGCGGGCGCCATCTGCTGGACCAGATCGGCGACCTGCTGCGTGCCTATGGTTATGCCGTGGCCGAAACTACCCACGACTGCGGCGAGCTCGGAGGCTTGGCACAAAGCCGCAAGCGCTTCCTGCTGGTGGCGCGCCACATCGAAAAGGTGCCCCCGTTCCTATACGAGCCACAGAAGAAGCGGCTTGAAGCTGTTGGCACCGTCCTCGGCCGCATGCCGCTGCCCGGCGATATCGCTGCTGGCCCGATGCACCGCGTGCCGTCGCTGCAGTGGAAAACCTGGGTGCGCTTGGCGTTCGTCGAAGCCGGCGGTGACTGGCGCAGCCTGAACAAGCTGGCTGTCGAAAACGGCCACCTGCGCGATTACCTGCTGGTGCCGGAATACCACGCCGGCTATATGGGCGTGAATCGCTGGGAAGACACCACCGGCGTAATCACCAGCCGCAGCACCCCGAGCAACGGCGCTTTCTCTGTGGCAGACCCTCGCTACCAGGGCCAGGAATACAGCCAGTTCGGCGTGATCCCATGGCAAGACACAGCCGGCACTGTCACCAGCCAGCGTTCTCCCGGGCAAGGTTCGTTCTCAGTCGCCGACCCGCGTTTCTCCGATGTGCGCCATAACAACGTGTTCCGCGTCGTCAGCTTTGACCAGGCATCCGGCACCGTAACCGGTGGCCACGGACCGAGCTCCGGCGGCCAGGCTGTCGCCGATCCGCGCTATCACAACTGGTCAGACACGGCGCACGGCAACAAGCTCAAGGTGACCGCGTTTGACGAAACCGCATCAACCATTACCGGCGCCCGATTCGGCAGCGGTGCCCTTGCTGTAGCTGACCCTCGCACCGCGCTGAACAGCCGCCAGAAAGGCGACCACTACCTGACCGGCGGCCACTATGGCGTTGTCGGCTGGGATCAAACCAGCGGCGCCGTTTCCGCTGCAGCTGGCCACGATAACGGCCGTTGGAGCGTTGCCGACCCTCGCATGCCGGCGCCAAACGACAAGCTGCAATGCGTGATCCGCGCGCTGGATGGCACTTGGCACCGCCCGTTCACCACCCTGGAGCTGGCCACGCTGCAATCGCTGATCGATGCAGAGGAACAGCTCGAGCTGGACGGCCTCAGCGATACCGCTTGGCGCGAGCGCATCGGCAATGCCGTTCCGTCGGAAGCCGCGGAAGCCATCGCCGGCGTGATGGGCACCACCCTGCTGCTGGCGTGGAGCGGCGAAACCTTCGTGTTGTCGGCCACGCCGATCTGGGTCCGCCCGGTCGCCGTGGCGCTCTCTGTACAGGCCCCTGTATGAGCAATAGCCCCCTTACGGCCCCCGACTGCGACCTGCGCGATTTCGCCTTCATGCCGATGGACGTTGTCCGTCTGCGTGATAGCGACTTCGCCGCGCTCTCGGATGGTGATGAATTCCGCGCCGGCATTCTGCTGTGGTGCGCCAGCTGGCACCAGGTGCCGGCCGCCAGCCTGCCCGATGACGATACCGTGCTCGCGCGCCTGGCCGGCTACGGCCGCGTCATCAAGGAATGGCTCAAGGTGCGCTCTGGTGCCCTGCGCGGCTGGATTAAGTGCAGCGACGGCCGCCTGTATCACCCGGTGGTGGCCGAGAAGGCAAACGAGGCCTGGCGCGCCAAGCTCAAGCAACGCTGGGCGACCGAGTGTGCACGCCTCAAGAAGCAGTGCCAGCGGCACAAGCAGCCGTACAACCCGCCCACGTTCGAAGAGTGGATTTCTCTGGTTTGTCCCGAGGGACACCCGGCAAATGTCCCCGGGGACATCCCGAAAATGTCCCAAGGACAGCAAGACGATGTCCCGCCTGAGTCCCCCGGGAAACGCACTCCAAGGGACAGGGATATAGATATAACCACTACTACAGACACTAACGTGTCTTCCGTAGTGGGTGACGCACATGCGTGGGGACGCGGCGGTGTCCCTGTCCCCGAGGACTTCCAGCCCTGCCGCACTGCCCGGATGAATGCCAGCCAGTTCAACCTGGACCTGGACATCGAGGTCGCCAAGTTCGTGGCTCACCACCAGGCTGCAAAAACCCTGCGTGATGACCAGCAAGCCTGGGAAGCGCAGTTCCGCAAATGGCTGCTGGATTCGATGCAGATGGCCGCTGACCGCAACCGGCAAGCCCAGGTGAGCTACACGCCGCGCCAAGGCGCCAACAGCAAGCCGCAGCAGTTCGACCCGACCACCTACGTGAACCGCAACCGCACCAGCAAACAACCGGGGAGTGACCATGGACCTGACGACGCAATCGACGGCGAATGCGAACGCGTGGCGTGAGCCGCTGGCACGCCTCGACGGATTGACCGCCATGCAGCAGCTGTACAACCGCCTGGACGGGATGTACCCGAACATCTGGCGCGCCAACTTCAAGAGCGCCGACGCGATCGAGAACTGGGAAACCGCCTGGTCCGAAGCGTTCGACGACGAGGGGCTGAACCCCAAGCAGGTTTTCGAGGGGCTGCGAGCTTGCCGCCGCGCCTACGACATGCCGCCGAGCCTGACCCAGTTCCTCAAGGCCTGCCGCCCGATGGCCGTGCATGCCACCGACGCCGAGTCGCTGTTCCACCGCGCCGTGATCGAAATGCGCAACCGGCGCGAGCGCAAGCTGCAGGACTGGCCAAGCCGTCCGCTGTTCTGGGCTGCTGCAGCACTCGGCAAAGACCTGCTCACGATGCCCTACCGCGAGCTGCAAGGCCGCTGGAAAGCCGCCCTGGACGCGAACGCCACACGCGAGGACGAGATCCCGGACGTGAAGAAGTCCGACGCCCTGCCGCCGCCGGCACCCGCAGAGAGCCGCAAGGAAAGCGCCAAGCGGTTGCGCGAGTACGGCGCGGAGAACATCGGCACCAAGCCGGCCTGGCGTTCTTGGGACTGGGCCTACGACCATGCAAAAAACCCAAGCGCATATCCGCTCATGTCGAACCGCATTGCGGCAGATGCCTTGCAAGGTGCCGGGCTTGAAGTGCCGGACAGCCTCAAGCCGTTCCTGACGAAAACCAACCCCATGGAGGATGCCGCCTGATGGCTACTGTGATTTCGTTCCACGTCCCCGGCACCCCGGTGGGCAAAGGCCGCCCGAAGGTCCGTTCGCGCGGCAAGGGCTTTGCGCAGCTGTACACGCCGGAGAAGACGGCGAACTACGAGGGGATGATTGCGCTGGCCGCTCAGCAAGCCATGGCCGGCCGCGCACCAATGGCCGGCCCGGCTGAAGTCACCCTGCGCATCACGCTGCCGGTGCCTGCGAGCTGGTCGAAGAAAAAACAGGCGGCCGCGCTGCTGGGCCAGGTGCTGCCGACCAAGAAGCCGGACGCCGACAACGTGGTCAAAGCACTGTTCGACGGCATGAACGGCGTGGTCTGGGTCGACGATGTCCAGGCCTGCAACATCACCGTGATCAAGCGCTACGGCGAAGTGCCTGGCGTCAAGGTGCTGGTGTCCGAGATCGAGGGCGCGTTATTCGCCGCCTGAGCAGTACCGCAGCACAGCAACAACAACCCAACAAAAATCAGGGGGAAGTATGCAGTTTTCCACGGTAAGGGCGTTGGTCGGCTGGGCCTTCCAGATGACGGAGGCGATCCCGGTGAAGGTCCAGAAATTCGCCGAGGCGGCGCCGCGCGAGTACGACGCCCTCACCCCGGACGAGTTGAAGATGGTCGCGGTGGACGTGATGGCGAAGGTGGGCCGGCTGGACAAGGCCGACCAGGTGGTACTGGCGGCATACTTCACGGCCACATCGACGGCGGTCAGGGAGGCGGCCAAGCTGCTCCCGGGCGGCTGGCCGACGGCAATGCGGCGAGAACTCACCCGTGGCTGGGTGGATGATCAGGGGCTGCAGCGTGCCCAGCGCGAGATCGCCGAGACCTTCATGCTGAGCCAGCAGACGGTTTCCGACCGCTGGATGGTGACCCAGAAGACCTTCAACGACCTGTACCACCACGGGCTCAAAATCATCGAGCCGCAGGTTTACGATTTGATCGAGTGCATCACCTACCGCAAACCCAGCTACCACGCGGCTTACAGCGAGGTGCTTGCTTTTTCCGGCCGGTAAAACTACCATTCTTTGCAGCAGCCCGAACTACGTCCAGAGTTCGGGCTGTTTGCATTTCCGTTGCTACCCCATTTGCATTTACAACTGACTTTGTCAGATAATGCCTTGGTTTTTTAACCAAACATAACGTCATGCATATGAAAAAGACCCTTGGACTCATCGCTGCTGCTTTTGCTGTAAGTGCAACTGCCGGAACCATTCCTCAGAGAACTGAGGAATCTTGCAAGATGGTGAATGACAACGTTATCCAGATGGCAACCAATCCAGCAACTGTCTCAGAGCAAGCCAAGGCTCAACAAATTATCCAGGCCATCAAAGGTGGCCGGGATAATGGCATGAGTGAGTGCGCAATCACGGATAAAGTCCAGTCCATTCACTGAGTCGCAGCACAAGCTAAACAACCCGCCCAACGGCGGGTTTTTGCATTTCTGGAGCCATCCGCATGCACATGGAACACGCCAAGCCGGTGCTCGACGCTGCGCACCTGAAGCAGGACCAGCATGTGCTGATGGTCACCGGCCGCGCCGCCTGGGTACACACCATCAAGGCCACCACCATCGTGTTCGCCTACTTCGGCACCACCAAACCCGACGATTACGTCGAGATCCCGCGCCACCGCATACCGGAGTTCGTGCGGGTGTGACCGCTTTCGGCCTGGCCGCCTCGAAAGGAGGTGATCCGGCCAACCACCACCAACCCATGGAGAGGTGCATCCCATGCCGAAGTGCGGGGCTAAGACCCGCAGCGGCGGGAATTGCCGGCGCGAGGCACTGCCTGGCAAGCGCCGGTGTGCCTTGCATGGCGGGAAGAGCACAGGGCCGAAGGATCAGCGCGGCAACAAGAACGCAGCCAAGCCGGGCAGCCTGTACAGCCAGTACCTGACGGACGAAGAGCGCGAGATCGCCGAGCAGCTTGAGCTGGGCAGTGTCGACGAGGAACTGCGGCTGACGCGCATCCGGCTGATGCGAGCCCTGGCGCGCGAGAAAGAGCGCCTCGACACGCTGGAGGTGTACGAGACCGTCAACCGAACCGGCGGCGGCGAATACTCGCCCGGCGACGAGGAAAAGTGCCGTGTCCGTGACTACGACGCCCTGATCGACAAGCTGACAACCCGCATCGAGTCGCTGGAAATGCGGCGCGCGCAGCTGCTGCAGTCGCAGCTGGACACCGAACTGAAACGCCTGGAGCTGCTACACCGCGGCTTGCCCGAGGCAAAGCTACCCACGAACAACAAGCCGGCGAAGGCAGATGAAGAAACCATCAAAGCCACCGTCGCCAAGCTCAGAGACCAATACTGACCCGCTAGAACTCGAAGTGGCCAAGGCCATGTGCGAGGCGGATCACCTGTTTTTCACCCGGTATTTCTTCAAGCACCGCGAGGGAATCAAATTCCGGGTGAACTGGCACCATCACCTGGTCGCCGACACCATCCAGCAAGTGATCGACGGCGTACACAAGTACGTCGTGATCAACGTGCCGCCGGGTTCGTCGAAAACCGAGCTGGCGGCGATCAACTTCATCGCCCGCGGGTTCGCGCTCAACCCGATGGCGCGCTTCCTGTATCTGTCCTACTCGGACACGCTGGTTTCGGAGTATTCGTCCGCCGCCAAGGCGATCATCCAGTCAGAGCAGTTCCAGGCGCTCTGGCCGCTGCCGGTGTCGGCGGAATCGAACGCCAAGCACCTGTGGAACGTCGAGCAGGAGGGCCGGAAAGCCGGCGGCGTGTACGCGGTAGCCACCGGCGGCCAGGTGACGGGCTTCCGCGCTGGCCGCATGGCGCCGGACTTCTACGGCGCGATCATCATCGACGACCCGCTGAAGCCGGAAGACGGCTACAGCAAGGCCAAGCGCGACGCGGCAAACCGCAAGCTGCTGACCACGATCAAGTCGCGGAAGGCCAACCCGGACACGCCGATCATCGTGATCATGCAGCGCGTGGCCGAGCAGGATGTCACCGGCTTCATCCAGAACGGCAACATCCCGGGCGATTGGCACTTCGTCATCGTGCCAGCGCTGATCGACGACGACTACGTCGACAAGCTGCCGGAGAAGTACCGCGCCATGCGCGGCACGCCGCTGATGGATGACAGCGTCCGCGACGAGAAGGGCCGCTTCAGCTATTGGCCGTACAAGGAACCACTGGAAGACCTGGTCGCGCTCGAAAGCGGTACCGGCGTGGACCGCGACGGCAATGCGATCAGCCGGCACGTTTTCAACTCGCAGTACCAGCAGCGCCCGCGCGCACTGGGCGGCGACATCATCGAAACCGTGTATTTCAAGCGGTACACGGCGCTGCCTCCCCTCAAGTTCCGGAAGATCTACGCGGACACGGCCCAGAAAACCGCCGAGCGCAACGACTACTCGGTATTCGAGTGCTGGGGCCTGGGCGAAGACGGCCGGGTCTACCTGCTGGACCTGATCCGCGGCAAGTGGAAGGCGCCGGAGCTCAAGCGGCGCGCCATCGCCTTCTGGGAAAAGCACCTGGAGGTCGGCGAGCACGATTCGCAGCTCCGCGCGCTGCTGATCGAGGACAAGGCCAGCGGCACCGGCCTGATCCAGGACATCGAGGAAAGCGGCTCCATCCCGGTGAAGGGTATCGAGCGTTCCAAGGACAAGCTCTCCCGGGTGATGGACGTGGTCAGCTACATCGAGGCCGGCCTCGTCTACCTACCCGAGCGCGCGCCCTGGTTGAACGACTTCATCGCCGAGTGCGAATCGTTCACCGCAGACGATACCCACCTACACGACGACCAGATCGACCCGATGGTCGACGCGATCAACGACATGCTGGCGAAGAAACGCAGCATCTACGACGAGCTTTAACCCCATGGCACAACGCAAGGTAAAGACGGCCGGCGCGGCAATGTCCCGCACCACCCGGCCGGTGGCCGCTGATGGGCTCGAAAACGTCGTGGCTGGCCTCGGCACCAACCGGGACAAGATGAGCTTCACCAGCTACGAGTTCGTCGCGCCGCTGACGCGCTACGAGCTGGAGAACATGTACCGCAGTTCCTGGCTGTCCAAGCGCATCGTGAATGCCGTCGCCGACGACATGACCCGCGAGTGGCGTTCGATCAACTTCGACGATCCGAAGAACAAGGCCCAGTTCGTGATCGAGCAGGCCGAAAAGCGCCTGGGCGTGAAGGCCAAGATCAACAAGGCGCTGCGCTGGTCCCGTCTGTACGGTGGCGGCCTGGTAATCATCGGCCTGCGGAACGCAAACGACCTGTCCAAGCCGCTGGATCCGGCCACCGTCAAGAAGGGCGACCTCAAGTACTTGCACGTGATGGACCGCTGGCGCGTAGCGCCAGAAGGCGAACTGGTCACCGACATGTCCAGCCCGCATTTCGGCAAGCCGAAGTACTACCTTCTGGCCGAAAGCTCGGTGCGCGTGCATCACACCCGGGTGCTGCGCTTCAACGGCGAGGAACTGCCCTACTTCGCCTGGCTGCAGAACGGCATGTGGGACGACAGCTCCCTGCAGCACGTCTATGAGAGCCTGCGGAACGCCGATACGTCTACCCGGGCGATCGCATCCATGCTGTTCGAAGCCAACGTCGACGTGGTCAAGGTGGCCGACCTGGCCGACCTACTAGCGCGCAAGAACGGTGAGCAGATCCTGACCAAGCGGTTCCAGGTGGCAGCGCTGCTGAAGAGCTTCAACCGCATGCTGCTGCTCGGCGAAAACGAGACGTACGAGAAGAAGAGCAACAACTTCGCCAACCTCCACGAAGTGATGCGGGGCTTCCGCATCGACGTGTGCGGCGCCGCCAACATCCCGATGACGATCCTGTTCGGCCAATCTGCCTCGGGCCTGTCGTCGACCGGCGATGAGGAAGTCCGCAACTACTACGACATGGTGAGCGCCAAGCAGGAAGCCGAGCTGCGGCCCCAGCTCGAGCAACTGGACGAGGTCATGGTGCGGTCCGAGCTCGGCACGATGCCCGACGACTACCGCTACGAATTCAACAGCCTCTGGCAGATCAACGATACCGACCAGTCCGAGATCGACCTCAACCGCGCCCAGGCGGACAAGATCTACGTCGACATGGGCGCCGTGCCGCCGCAGACCGTGGCGCGAGACCTCAAAGAGCGCGGCACCTACAAGAGCCTGACGGACGCCGATATCGCCAAGGTCGACGATAAGCCACGCCCGGCAGCAGCCCCCGGCGCTTCAGGTGATCAGCCCCCGGCCGGCGGCCAGGAAGACAACGGCGAGCCCGATAACCAAGACCAGGACGGCCAGCAATGACGATGCGAACTTGCCAGGCGCACGACCTGCTGGAGGTGACTGAGCGCACTATCTCACCGGAAGGCTACCTGATCGCACCGGGCCGGCTGGCACGTACTGGCGTGCAGCTATACCGCGCGTTCGAGCTCGGCCTCGATCAGGAGCTCGGCATCGATCCGATGCGGGTGATCCGGCTCTACCGACCGCCCGAAGAGGTGTTCGACGCGGCCAGCATGGCCAGCTTCGAAGGCAAGCCGATCACTATCGACCACCCGGCCGAGCCGGTGACGGCCCAGAACTGGAAGGAACTGGCGGTCGGCGATGCACGCGGGATTGCCCGCAGCGGCCAGTTCATGACCGGCACGCTGGTGGTCAAGTACGCCGGCGCCATCGATGAGGTGCAGTCTGGCAAGTCCGAGCTATCGAACGGCTACGTGTTCGACCTCGACATGACGCCCGGCACTGATCCGGACGGCAACCCATACGACGGCATTCAACGCAACATCCGCGGCAACCACATCGCACTGGTAGACGCGGCCCGCTGCGGTTCGGCCTGCCGAATCGCGGATTCTCTCCCTCCCCAACCCAATGGAGTAGCAACGATGCCTGATGCCAAGCGCAAAGTCATCGTCGACGGCATCCCGTTCGAAGTGGATGACACTGCGGCGGCGGCCATCGACAAGCTGATGCAACAACGTGACACGGCAGTGGCCGAGCGCGACGAAGCCAAGAAGAACGCGGCCTCGTCCATCGTGCTGGTGATCGGCGATTCGCCGACCACCTTTACCGCCGACGCCCTGACCCGCCTGCTCGCGGCCAAGGACACCGAGATCGAGCGCCTGCGTAAGGACGTGATGACGCCGGAAGCCCGCGACGCGATGGTGGCCGACTGGGCCAAAACCCTCAACGAGGCGCGCCGCCTGGTGCCGACCATCAGCACCGACGGCAAAACCTGCGTCGCCATCCGGCGCGAGGTGCTGACCACCCTGACCGGCACCGACGGCACGGCCAAGGCCATCGCCGAGGCGGTGCTGGGTGGCCAGGATGCCCAATCCGCCGACGAAAGCCTGGTGCGCGCCGCCTTCAACGCGGTGGCCGCGTCGATCAAGGCCGGCGATGCCGCTGCGGCTGACGCTGACCGCCGTGTTGCGGATGCTCTGCTCGGCAACCACGCCGGCGACGGCGCCGACAACGAGCTGTCCGGCCCGGAAAAGCTCGCCGCTCGCATGGCGGCCGGCTGGTCCGACCAGTAACCGCCGCCCATCCAACAGGAGACCTCCATGTCCATCGACCTGAGCACTTACGGCGGCCTCACCCGTGCCGCCGGCTACCCGGGCCAGATTGTCGACCTCAACCCGGCGACCATCGAAAGCCTGACCAACGACCAAGCGATCGGCATCGACTTCGGCATCGCCGTGGCGCGCTCTGCTGCTGATAACACCTGCAAGGCACCGGCTGCGGACGGCGACAAGATCATCGGCATTTCGGTGCGCCACCCGATCCGCCCGGCCGACGTCAACGGCAACCTGGTGTACGCGCAGAACGACTCGCTGCCGATCCTGCGTGCCGGCTGGATCTACGCCACCGCGACGGAGAACGTCAGCCGCGGCGACCAGGTGCTGAGCCTGACCGCCCAGAACGGCAAGCTGTCTGGCGTCACCAGCGGCGCTGCCGGCGCTGGCCGCGTGGCTGTGCCTGGCGCCCTCTGGGAAACCACCACCGCGGCCGGCCAGCTTGGCATCGTCCGCATCGCCAACTAATCCGGCGCACAAAGGAGCTAAGCAGCATGCCCAAGTACCAAGAAACTCGCCGCGTGGCCTTCGATGCGATCCGCCCTGATCTGCAGCGCATCGTCGGCCAAGGCATTGGCGCCAGCGATGACAGCAACGCGATCGCGTTCCTGGTGAGCCAGCTGGCCTACACCGAAGCACAGACCTTCGAAAAGCTGTACACCCCGATGCAGTTCGAAGAGCTGCTGCCGATCGACTACTCGGCCGGCGAATGGGTGGACTCGATCCGCTACGAACTGTACGACTATGCTGGCCAAGGCAAGCGCACCAGCGGCAAGGGCCGCGACATCAATCTGGTGGACGTGGCCTACGGTCAGAAGTCGTTCCCGGTGGTCAACGGCGACATCGGCTACGACTTCACCCAGGAAGAACTGCGCCGTACCGCCTACCTGCGCCGCCCGCTGCCGACCGCACGCCAGCAGGCCGCCGTGGAAGGCTTCCGCCGGCACTTGAACAGCGTGGCGCTGTACGGTGAGCAGAACCTAACCGGCCTGTTCAACAACCCGTACATCCCGCAGGGCAATGCGCCGACCGGCAACTGGCTCAACGTGAACACCACGCCGGCCCAGATCCTGGCGGACATCAACACACTGATCACCAACGTCTGGACCAACACCCAGTACAACGATCTGCCGACCAACATCCTGATCGCCCCGCAGCGCTACGCGTTCATTTCGAGCACGGCGCGCAGTTCCAACAGCGACAAGACCATTCTCCAGTACGTGAAGGAGAACAACATCGCCAAGGTGGAACGCGGTGTCGACATCAAGTTCCAGCCGGGTTATGGCCTGGACACCGGCGGTGCAGGCAGTACGGCGCGGATGATCGGCTACGTGAAGTCGCCGCTCCGCCTGACGATGCACGTGCCGCTGTCGCTGCGCTTCCTGGCGCCGCAACCGGTCGGCCTCGCCGTGCAGGTGCCGGGTGAGTACAAGTACTCCGGCGTCGAAGTGCGCTATCCGAAATCGGCCTACTACATGGACGGCCTGTAACCGGTCGCCAGCCGTGCGCAAAACCCAAGCACGGGCGCTTCGGCGCCCTGCTTTCCTCCCCCTGGAGTCACCATGCCGAAAATCACCCTCGAAAACCTGCGCGAGCACGACATCACCCTGCACCTTCCGCAAGAAGGCGGCGGCCTGGTGCAAGCGACCATCCCGGCCGCCAAGATCGGCGCGGACGAGAAACTGGCCCCCGGCGAAGCCGAAGTGGACGACGAATTGATCGAGGCCGCCGGCAAGTCCAGCCCGGTTGTGCGCCACTACTTCGACGAAGGCTGGCTGCGCCGCAAAGCAACGGCCAAGCCAACCAAGCGCACCGCCGAATAAGCAAGGAGCCGCCCCATGACTCCGGCTGACTTCATCGTCGTTTATCCCGAGTTCGCGGCGGTTGATCCGGTGCGAATCCAGTTTTTCATCGATCGGGCCGATCCGCACTTTGATGTCGACCGCTGGGGCGACTTCTATGACGAGGGGCTGGGCTGCTACGTCGCCCACAGCCTCGCTGTATCGGCGGCACAGACGGCACAAACCCAGGCGAACGACCCAGATGCAGATGCAATCAGGCGCAAGGCGGCAGACAGCGAGATCGCCTTTTCCGAGCAGGTGAAGGTGCTGCAGCTCAAGGGAAGCCCGTTCCTGCGCACCAACTACGGCCAGCAATACCTGGACCTGCGGCGCATGATCGGCATCGGGGGCGTATCGGTATGAGCTTTCTCTACCCGCGCACCATCGCCATCACGCGGCCGACCGGCGAAACCGGCATCGGCGCAGTTGGCTATGGCGGCGAAACGCCTGTGAGCGAGGTACCAGTGGCCTCTGGCCTGGCCGCCAGCATCCAGTTCGACAAGGACAAGGGCGCGTCAGATGCCAAATTGCCCGGTGATGCTCGCAAGACGTTCTGGAAAGTCCTCATCCCGCGCAGCGCCGCGGCGCTTGGATTGATCGCCCAGTGGGACATAATCACGGATGACCTCGGGCAGCGGTACCAGGTGTATGCCCCCTACTGGAACTCGCTCGGCTACGCGCTGCGGGTGGAAAAGCTGGAGGTGTAAATGGCCGACATCATCGACGTGCAGAACGCGCTGGTGTCGCTGGCAGCACAGGCGATCTACCCGAACGGAACCGGCCAGCCGAGCGCCGCCGGGCACCCTGTCATGGTCTATGCCGGTTGGCCTGTCCCGGGCCGGCTTGAGCAGGACCTCGCCGCCGGCAAGCTGCACATCAGCGTCTATCCGCGTGACGACGAGCGGAACACCACCCGCTACCCGAAGGATTGGCAGACGCAGGCTATTCAGCCGGCCACGCTTACCCTTCTGGCCAGCTCCGGCACGATCACCATCATCGGAACGCTGCCGATACCGTACAGCCAGCAAAACGTCGCGGTATTCGTGAACGGTAAGCCCTACGTCTATGGCGTCCAGGCCACCGATACGCTCACCAGCATCGCCACCGCGCTGGCGGCGTTGATCGCAGTCGACGTGCCGGGCACCACCAGCAGCGGGCCGGTGATCACCACGCCCGGCCGCCTTGGCGCGCTGCGCGTGGGCACCATGGCCAAGGTCAGCCGTGAGCTGCGACGCCAGGAGCGCACGTTCCAGATCACCATCTGGGCACATGAACCGGCCGCCCGCGACGCAGCGGCGCAGATCATCGACCCGGTGCTGGCCGACACGCCGTTCCTGACGCTGCCGGACGGCTATGCGGCACGCCTGCGCTACAAGGGAAGCCCTGTCACCGATGCGCTCCAGAAAGAGCATCTGTACCGGCGCGACCTGCTGTATTCGGTCGAATACGCGACCACCCAAACTCAACAGGTTGCCACCGTGGTGGCGACCAAAATCACCGTCAGCGCCGATCCGAGCGGCCAGACGATCACAACCCTGTACGACTAGGAGCCGACATGGCCTCGAAGAACACGCCGGATACGCCGGCAGCGGATGCGGCGGCTGCGCCGGCTTTCGACCTGGTGGTGATCCACCCCTTTGGCGGCTACGACCGAGGTGCACGCATCACCGAGGCGACCGAAATCGCCCGGGTTGCCGAAGACGACCTGCTGCATCACTGCAATCGCGTGCCCAAGCAGTAACCCACCCCATCCGACTATAAGAAGCCGCCAACTGAGGCGGCTTCTTCATTTTGGAGCGTCCAATGCTTTATCAACTGGGTCAGCTCAACACCACCGCGCTGCAGGCGCCGGGCGAGTACGTGCAGATCGTGCCGCCGCAGTCGCGCAACATCAACGGGGTGGCGAGCAACATTCTGGGCTTTGTCGGCGTGGCCTCTTGGGGGCCGGTGAACAGCCCTCAACTGATCGGGTCGCCACAGGATCAGACCAATATCCTGGGCCAGCCGGCGGTGCGCACGAGCGACTTGTCGACGGCCGTTGCCGCGGCACTTCAGCTCGGCGCAAATAATATCCGCACAGTGCGCGTAACCGACGGCACGGATGCCGCGGCCACCGGCAACCTGCTGGACACCGCCGGCACGCCGGCCACCGGCCTGACGCTGACGGCGTTCTACACCGGCACCGTGGGCAACACGCTGACTGCGGCAATCACCACCGGCACCCAGGCGAGCACCTATAAGCTGACGGTGAGCCGTCCGGGGTACCTGTCCGAGGTGTTCGACAATATCGCCGGCAGCGGTGCCACGCTGTGGCAGAACATGGCTGCTGCGGTCAACAACGGGCAGAGCAACCTGCGCGGCCCGTCGCAACTGGTGGTGGCGACCGCAGGGTCGTCGACGGCAGCACCGAATACGTCCAACACCTACACCCTCTCGGGCGGTACCGACGGCACTTCCGGCGTGACCAACGCGACGCTGGTTGGCCTGGACGGCACCAACCGCAAGGGCATGTACGCACTGCGTGGCAGCGGAGTGCAGACGATGGCCCTGGTCGACCATACGGATTCGACCGCCTGGGGCACGATTGCCGCCTTTGGTCAACAGGAAGGCATCTTCGCCGGTGTGCAGATGGCGGCCGGCACCTCGGAAAGCTCGACTGCCTCGGCCTTGAATACGGCCGGCGCTGACTCGCCCTGGCTCAAGGTGCTGATTGGCGACTGGGCGTACTGGCAGGACGGCTATAACGGCGCCCAGCGGCTACTGGGGCCGGCCACGATCTGGGCCGCTCTGCGCGCCTCGCTGGCACCGCACCATTCGACGCTGAACAAGCCGGTGCTGAACCTGATCGGTACCCAGCGCTCTGCGCAGAACCGGATCTACAGCAATGCTGAGCTGAGCCAAGCATCGACGGACCGCCTTGACTACCTGGCCAATCCGTCGGCCGGCGGCAACTACTTCGGCTTCCAGACCGACCGCAACGCATCCTCGGACCCCACGCGGAACAGCGAGGCATACACCTCGATGACCAACTACCTCGGCCTGACCTTCGCCGCGGCGTTCGGGTTCGTGATCGGTCAACCGCAAACGGCGGACCTGCGCCAGGCTGCGAACGATGCCTTCGTCACGTTCCTGACCAACCTCTGGCGCAAGAACATGATCGGCGACCCGAACAATCCGTCGAAGCTCCCGTTCGCAGTGCAGATCAACAAGCAGAACAACCCGGACAGCCAGGTCAACCAGGGCTACATGAACGCCTACGTAAAGGTGAAATACCTGTCGATCGTGCGCTACTTCGTGGTGTCGCTGGAGGGCGGCAGCTCCGTCAGCGTTACGCAGAGCGCAACCCCGCTGTTCTGATCGTCCTGTAACCCCTGAGACCCGCCTTATGGCGGGTTTCTTCGCTTGGAGCGCACAACATGCCCGCCAATGGCTTCAGTCTGGGCCGTGACAACTCGATCACGATCAACACCCCTTTCGGCCCCTTGGTGCCGAGCCTCATCACCAACTTCGACAGCAAGCAGGAACACGTCAAAAAGCAGAGCAAGGGCATGGATGGCCGGGTGCGGAACATCATCTTCCCGGACGGCTGGACTGGCACCCTGGAAGTTGACCGCCAGAACAGCAATGTCGACGACTTCTTCGCTGCCCTGGAGGCCGCCTACTACGCCGGCCAGAACATCGGTTCTTCGACGATCACTCAAACGATCAGCGAAGCGAACGGCGCGGTATCGCAGTACCAGTACGTCGGGGTGAACTTCGAATACACCGATGCGGGTTCCTGGAAGCAGGACGATATCACCCACCAGAAGCTCACCTTTACCGCCGAACAACGCATCAAACTGGCCTAACGACCATGACGACCAAAGTTACCCTGCACGATCACGCCAGCAACACGCTGGCCCCTGCCGCTGGCTCTCCCAGCCCTGCCACGGACATCATCAAGGCAGCCACCCAGGAACACACCATCACGGACGGTCGCGGCCGGCAGATCGTGCTGCGCAAGCCCGGAGCGCTGGCTCAGTTCCGGCTGGTCGAGGCGGTCGGCGCCAGTGCACGCAACGAGGTGTACATGGGCATGGCCACCCAGTTGCTCTATGTGACGTCGATTAACGGCAACGAAGTGCCGCCGATCACCACCAAGCCGGATCTGGAAGCACTGATCCAGCGCCTGGACGAAGACGGGGTCGAAGCCGTGTTCAAGGCTGTGCAGGAGCACTACGCAACGGTAGCGGACGGCGATGAACGCGAAGCCCTAAAAAAATAGTCCGGCACGGTCCCATCCGTGAGGCGCTATGGCTCGTCAAGAACGGCGTGCCGTTCGACGTGGCGTTCTCGCTGGATGACCGGACCCGTGCCGGCTGGTCGATCATCTTTTCCGAAATGGAAGGCGCCGAGTTCGACTTCGGGGCGATGGCATTCAAGGAACGCAAGCCGTGAAAGAGTTCAAGTCCCTGGCCGCCTTCAGTGCCTATGTCGGTACCGTGCTGCCGATCGCTACGCTGGCCGGCGTGCACCGTGGCCTCGCCAAATGCGCGCAGGCCATCGAGGAAGACGCCAAGGCCGAGCTTGGCCACTACCAGGCCGCCACCGGCCCACATCCAGCCTGGCCGGAGTTGGCCGAAGCAACGCAGGAAGAACGCGCACGACTCGGCTTCACGCCCAACGATCCCCTGCTGCGCTCCGGCAAGCTGCGCGACAGCATCGAGCACGAACAGCAGGGGCTGGAAGCGGTGGTCGGCAGCAAGCTGGACATCGCGGCCTATCAGGAATTCGGCACCGAGAAGATCCCGGCGCGCCCGTTCATGGGACCGGCGGTGTTCCGTCGGCGCGAGTTCATTGCACGGGTGATCGGCGGGTATGCGGTGGCGGGATTGTGCGGCGGCGAGCGGGTGCACGCCGCGCTGGGCTACGACATCGAGCGCTAGGAGATCAGGAAGCGCACCAAGGCGATAAGAATGCCGCCGGACAGGATCAACAGCGGAATGCCGATCAATAGGCACAGCGCAGCAAGGGCCAGGGCCTTCACCGTCAGCACGAAGTGGGCAAACGTGAACGACTCCGCCTGGCGATGGCGCGGATCGACGATCACCTGCGGGCGCGGGTACTGAGCGCTGGAGTGATCAGCCAGCCATTCGCGGAAGCGGAGGAAGAATTTCATGCTGTTTGACGCCTATAAGGTCGCGGTACACCTATCCATTGTAGATAAAGTCAGCCCGGTGTTGGGCGCTTTCTCGCGCCAACTGGCCTCTGCCGGTCACGATGTTGACGCGCTGGAGAAAAAACTCGGACGCCTGGGCCAGATCGCCAAGGCTGGCGGCATTCTGGCGGGCCTCGGCGTGGGCATGCTCGGGCTGCTCAAGACTCCGATCGAAGAAGCAGTGAAGTACGAGAACGCGCTGAACCGGTTCAAGCAGATGAACCTGGGCGACGCGATCAACCGCGATGCCGACGCAATGGCACGCCACGCCAATGCCTTCGGCAACAGCGCGGCCCAGATGATGGACACCATCCGTGATCTGCACGCCGCCTTCGGTAGCTACGAAGAGGCCAAGCACTTCGCCCCGCTGGTCGCGCGCCTCAATGCCGCCAACAGTACGATCTACGGCAAGGGGCACGAGATCGACGAGGGTGAGACCCGGGCGATGGCCAAGGTCATCGAGATGCGCGGCGGCACGGTGAACGAGCAATCGTTCATGCGCCAGCTCGAGCTGATCCAGAAGATGAAAAACGCCACGGGTGGCGTACTGGACGCCAAGACCCTGCGTGCATTCATGTCGACGGCCGGCCTGGCTGGCCGTTCGCTCAGCGACGAAGGCCTGCTGAAGATGTCGGGCCTGATCGTCGAGCAAGGCGGCCAAAAGGCCGGTACCGCTCTGATGAGCCTGTACCAGAACTTGGTGGCTGGCCGGGCCAGCAACAAAGCCAAGGCCAGGCTGGCGGAGCTCGGACTCGGCACGCTGGTGGAAGAGCGGCACGGCAGCGTGGGTGGCAAAGCGCAGAAGTCGATCGAGCTGCGCAACATCGTCGGCGCCGATGAGCTGCAGAAATCGCCGGTCGATTGGATCCAGCATGTGCTGCTGCCGCAGTTGGCCAAGAAAGGCATCACCGATCAGACGGCCATCCTGAAGACGATCAACGACATCTTGTCGAATCGCACCGCTTCCGGACAGGCCTCCATCACCGCCACGCAACTGCCGGTGATCCTGAAAGACGCGGCCAACGCCAAGAATGCCAAGGGTGTAGCCGGCACGATCAGCGACGCACAGAACAGCACGGCCGGGCGCATGATGGAGTTCCACGCGCGCCTGGCGGACCTCGGCCGCGTAATCGGTGAGAACGTGCTGCCGACGCTTACGCCGCTGATCGTGAAGGCGACCGAGTTCTCGCGCTGGCTGGGAAACAACCCCGCCCTGGTCCAGACCCTGACCACTTCGTTTATCGGCCTCGCCGCGGCGATGTCGATCAGCGGCACGGTGCTGCTTCTGACCAGCGGGTTCGGCGCACTACGCATTGCGCTGCAGATGCTGGGGCCGCTGCTTGGCGGCATGGGTGGCCTCGGGCGTGCTGCTGTTGGGCGAGTTGCCAGTAGCGCGGCCACCTCAAAGCTGATGGATTACCTGGTGTTTGCCCCGTTGAAGACCATGGGCAAGGCCGGTGCTGCCGGGGCGCGGCTGCTGAAGCCGCCTGCAGGTGTGCGGGCATTTGCCACCGGTTTTGCCCGGGCCATTTTCGGGCCGCTCATCGTAGCGGGCCAGGGCCTGCTCTGGGTAGCCAGCAAGCTCGGCGGAGTGGTCAGGGCAGCAGCAAACCGCGTGGCCGGAACTGCCGGCGCAGCGATCGCCAAGGGTACCGCTCCCCTGTTTGCGCGGCTGGGGCCGATCTTCACCACCGGCATTGCTTGGCTAGGGCGGATCGCCATGATCGGCCTGCGCGCAATCCCGGTGATCGGCTGGGTAGTGATGATCGTGACGCTTGGCGTTTACGTGGTGCGCCACTGGGACACCATCAAGGCCAAGCTGCTGCTGGTCTGGGGCGTCATCAAGCAAGCGGCCGGCGCGACCTGGGACTGGATAACGGACAAGCTGAAATGGGCCTGGGATGGCCTGAAGGCCGGCATGAAGACGTTCGTCGGTTTCTTCTTGTCGCAGTGGCAGTGGCTGTTCAACAAGCTGATCGACGGCATCAACCACCTGCTGCCGGCCGCAATGCAGCTTGGCAAATTCCACTTCGCCGACGACTTCAACCGCAATGACGCTTCCTACTCGAACGAGGGGCGCGGCCACGCGGCGCCGGCCGCCAAGGGAACACCGTATATCGCTCAGAAGACCCCACAAATGGTGCAGGTGAACACGACATTGAACATGGACGGCCGCAAGGTGGCGGAAGTTGTCTCCCAACACCAGGCTAAGCAGGCCTCGCGTGGGCTCGGAACGACGGGATTTGACGGCAGTCTGGGCATGCCTTTGATGGGAGCCAAGTAATGGCTGAAACGGTACTCACGCTTGGCGATTTCGTGTTCCAGGACATGGAAATCCCCGAGCGAATCCCGTTTGGTGGCGAGCAGCGGTTGGTCATCAAGAAGCTGGTCGGCGGCCGGCGGGTCATCGATGCGCTGGGTTCCGATCCGATACCGCTGGAGTGGTCCGGCACTTTCGTTGGCCAAGATGCCCTCGCCCGCGCCCAGTACGTCCAAGGGTTGAAGGATGCCGGGCTGCCGCTCGATCTGACTTGGAACGAGCTGTATTACCGGGTGCTGATCCATAGCTTCGTCCCGGATTACCAGTTCTACGAGATCCCGTACAAGATCAGTTGCGAGGTGCTGGAAGACCTGACGGCGCCGGTGGCCGATGGCACTGGCGTCAGTATCGACGACCTGATCACCAACGACATGAGCACAGCCAACGACCTGGTGAGCACGGTAAATGACAGCACCCTGACCAGCCTCACCGGCACGCTAAACAGCGCTGTCAGCGCCGTATCGAACTTCGCCACTGCCACACAGAGCACGATCAATTCGGTGTTGCAGCCGCTCAATGCGGTGAAAACGCAGGTGCAAACGCTGATCAGCTCCGTGGATAACACCCTGATCAACGTGACAACGCTGGGCGGCATCCTGCCGAACAACCCTCTTGCGGTGAACGTGGCGAAGCTGACCACCCAGGTCAACGCCGCACTGCAGCAGCCGGCGCTGCTCAACCTGCAAAGCGTGCTCGGCCGCATGGGCACCAACCTGACGCAGCTCAACACCAGCGTGCGCTCGATCACCACCAGCGGCGGCAACCTGTTCGACATCGCGGCCAAGCAGTACGGCGACGCCACGGGCTGGACAGCCATCGCGGCGGCCAATGGCCTTAAGGATCCCAACCTGAGCGGCAACACCGAGCTGGTGATACCGCCTTATTTCGGCGACAGCGGAGGCATTTTGTATGTATGACCCGTACCCGGCGCCCATTTCGCGGCGCCCGCGCGGGCTCGTGCGCATCAACGGCACGCCGATCACCGGCTGGGAAGACTGGGAAGTCGAGAGCAATTCGTTCTACTCGGCCGATTCGTTCAGCGTGCAGTTTGCCGGCGCCGACTTGCCGGCCGACCGCAGCGTTAAGTGGTTCAGCCAGCAGCGTGACATGTATGTCGAGCTGTTCGCCGGTTTCCCGGTCGACCCGGACAACTTCACGGCCAACGACCTCAAGAGCTGGATCTATGGCCAAGTCGATACCATAGACTATGACCCGGTACAGAACGTGGTGCAGGTGCACGGCCGCGACCTGTCGCGGGTGTTCATCGACGCCAAGACCACCGAGAAGTGGCCGAACAAGACGGCATCGGAAATTGCCGAGCTGCAGGCCAAGCGCCACGGGCTGGCCGCCTCGGTAGCCAAGACCAAGACACAGGTCGGCAAGTATTACCAGATCGACCATGTATCGCTGAAAGACCAGCGCACCGAATGGGACATCCTGGCGTACCTGGCGCAGATCGAGGGCTTCCGCGTGTGGGTGCGTGGCCAGACGCTGTATTTCCAGCCCGGACCGACACCGGCCACAGCCGACCGGTACCAACTGATCTGGACGCCAGCAACAAACGGCCAGCCCGGCGCCGGCAACTTCGAAAACCTGAAGCTGTCGCGCACGCTGACGGTATCGCGCGGCATCGTCGTCACCATCCATTCGTGGGACCACAAACACCGGCATGGTTTTTCGGTGTCCTACCCCACCCATGCGAAGAAGCTGAACCCGGGACAAGCAAAGATCGGCAGTGACGCGCAGAACTACCAGAAGACAATCCCCAACCTGACACAGCAGCAGGCGCTCCAGCGTGCGCGGCAGCTATATGAGCAGATCGTCGCCCACGAAATGAAGCTGGCCGCCGAGCTACCGGCCGACGACGTGCTCGACACCATGTCGATCATCGAACTGACAGGCACCGGCACCGCTTACGACCAGCTCTACTACCCGGAAAGCATCACGCGCCGGCTGAGCTTCGAAGGGGGCTACAGCATGGCGGTGCACGCCAAGAACCACGCACCAGAATCGGAACCCGGCCAATGAGACACACTAATGCCCTGTTGAACGCGATGCGCCAGCAGGCGCAGATGGTCGGCAACGATCAGTCCTTGCCACGGGTCGGCACCATCAGCAGCTATGACCAGACCACCCATGCGGTGAAGGTGCTGATCCAGCCTGAGGGGGTGGAATCCAACTGGATGCCGCTCGGCGCTATCGGGATCGGTAATGGTTGGGGTATCGCTGTCGGCCCGCAGATTGGCGACCAGGTGCTGGTGGTGTTCGAGCATGGAGACTTTGAATCTGGCGTCATCGTGGCGCGGCTGTTCTCGGTTGACCAGGCGGCACCGCCGGTACCGTCTGGCGAAATCTGGGCAGTGCATCAATCTGGCTCGTTCCTGAAGTTCCACAATGACGGAAAGGTCGAGCTGAACACGGCCAGTGATCTGACTGCAACGGTGGGCGGCAACTTGACAGCCACCGTGCACGGCAACGTCGAGTGTGATGCTCAAGGCTCGATCACGCACAAAGGTGGTGGCCAAGGCAGCGCCGGGGGAGTGGTGCAGAAAGATTGCCTCTGCGCCTTCACCGGCATGCCCCACGTGATGATTTCCTCAACGGTAAAGGCATCCAAATAATGGCGCTCTCGGCAGGAAGCATGAAAAACCGCATCGAGGCCTATATGGCCTCGGCCGGCCCTATCCAGACCAGTGATACGGGGACCGCCCTCGGTCATCGTGATGCGATGCTCCTGGCCCTGTGTCAGGGCATCGTGGACGAAATTACCTCAAACGCGGTTGTCCACACGACGGATAGCAGGGGTGATACCTGCAACAACGGGACGATCACCTGATGACCGACGTCTACCACTACTGGAGCGGAGACTTGCAAATCTCCGCAACCGGCGACCTGGTGGTGACCGATCCAACCACAGCAGGGCAGCAGAAGGTGTTGCGCCGCTTGCTCACCAATCCGCTGCTGGCGGACGTGTCCGGCAATCCACAGTCCTCTCCGGACTACACGTTCCATCCGCCCTATGGCGCGGGCCTGGCGCGCAAGATCGGTAGCCCGGTGAATATCGCAGCCCTGACGGCGATGATCCGCGCTCAACTGCTGCAGGAATCCGTTGTCGCGCGCAAACCGGCGCCACAGATCACGCTGACTCCATTCATCAACGGCGTGACCGTCTACATCGCCTACAACGACGCGCGCACCCTGAAGCCCGTCACCCTCAGTTTCGACGTGAGTCAATAAATGGCCCTGCAAACTCAATCGCTTTCGACGCTGGTGTCGAACTTCGCCGCGACCGTCCAGGGCCGCGCCTCCCAGTTGGTGAATTTCACGGTGGGGTCGGTACTGCGCTCGGTCGGCGAGGCGACTTCCGGCGTTGCGCTGTGGCTACAGGGCCAGGTGCTGCAAACGCTGTCGCTGACGCGCGCCACGACATCTTCCGGCGCAGACCTGGACAGCTGGCTGGCGCAGTTCGGCTTCTCGCGCTTCCAAGCTGTGGCGGCCACCGGCCAGGCGACCTTCTCGCGCTTCACACCAACGCTGCAGGCCGTGGTACCGGTCGGCCAGATCGTGCAGACAGGCGATGGCTCGCAGCAGTTCCAGGTCATCGCAGACGCCGCAAATGCGGCCTACAACGCCACGCTGGGTGGTTTTGTGATCGGCGCCGGCACAGCAAGCGTCACGGTGACGGTCCAGGCTCTGACCCCCGGCTCTGGCGGCAACGTCGCGCCGGCATCGGTGACGGTGCTATCGCAGGCGATCCCGTACGTGGACACGGTCACCAACGCAGCTGGCTTTACTGGCGGCGTGGATGCTGAGTCCGACGCCGCGGCGCTGGCGCGCTTCGTCACTTGGGTGAACAGCCTGAGCCGTGCGACCAAGAGCGCAATCGGCTCGGCGATCCAGGGCGTGCAGCAGAACCTCGCCTACCAGATCTTCGAGAACGTTGCCTATGACGGCAGCGCACGGCAGAACTACTTCTATGCGGTGGTGGATGACGGTACGGGCAACCCGCCTGCCGCAACGCTGAACGCGATCACGGCGGCGATCAGTGCGGCCCGGCCGATTGGCACCACCTTCAACGTGTATGCGCCAGTCGTGGTCAACGCGGTGGTCAGCATGAACATCGTCACCGCCCAAGGCTACGTCCATGGAGTGGTGGCCGCACAAGTGCAGCAGGCCATCCAGAGCTACATCAACACACTTCCGATCGGCGCCACGCTGCCCTACGCCAAGCTGACGCAGTTGGCTTTCACCGCCTCGATGGGCGTGGCCAACGTCACCGGCGTGACCTTGAACGGCGGAACGGCAGACCTGACCTGCACCATGCAGCAGGTCATCAAAACCAACTCCGTAACGGTGAACTGATGGCAACAGGTGATCACGACGATATGTTCGGCCGGCTGAAAGGCCTGCTGCCAGCCGGTTGGTTCACCAGCGGGCAGACGCCGAACCTGGACGCGCTGGTGCACGGCATTGCCGCGCTGATGTCACAGGTGTATGCCATGGTCGCGTACGCCATGCTGCAGACTCGCATCAACACGGCCACGGACGGCTGGCTAGACCTCTACGCCGCCGACTTCTTCGGATCGACCTACCAGCGCCGTCCAGCCCAGTCGGATGTGAGCTTTCGCGCCCAGATCATGGCGAACCTGTTCCGGGAGCGCGGCACGCGCGGCGGTGTCATCAAGCTGGTGCAGGACATGACCGGGCACACGCCGACCATCATCGAGATGGGCATGCCCTCGGATACCGGTGCATACAGCCGCAAGGGTGGTTATGGCCGATTTGGCGCCTACGGCTCACAGTCGCTTCCACCAGGCACTTTCATCGTCAAGGCCAAGAGGCCCGACCCAGGGTCATTGCAAGCCGGCACGCTCGACGCAGACATTCTGGCCGGTATCGACTCTGTCAGACCGGTCACGGCAACAGCTTGGATTCAACTGCAGTAACCCTTCTGTATTCCCTTACCGGGCCGCCTTGAGCGGCCCTTTTCTTTGGAGCTTCCATGTACCGGATGATTGTGTATCCCGGGGCGCAGCCCCAGGAAACCGACCTGCTGAATACGAACCGGTACGCCATGGTCGGGCTCGGCGTGGCGTTGCAGGCGCTGCTCGGCACCAGCACCTATGTGGATGGCCTGGCATGTACGCCGGTAGGCGGCCAACTGCAGGTGCAGGTAGGCCCCGGTTCGATTTACAGCCTGCAATCGGTGGATGCCACCGCCTACAGCACACTGCCGGCCGATACCACCGACCAGATCGTGAAGCAGGGCCTGACTTTCGGCCAGACGGTGCTTAACACACCAGCTCCGGCGACCGCCGGCCAGTCGATCGTCTACCTGATCGAAGCGCAGTATCAGGACGTTGATACCAACCCGACGAACCTGCCTTACATCGACGTCAACGGGAATACGGTCTACAACACGGCGAACAGCACGCGTGCCAGCGTGTGTGCGATGCAGGTAAAAGCTGGTGTCGCCGCGGCTACCGGATCGCAGGTCGCTCCAACTGCTGATGCAGGCTGGATGCCGCTTTATACCGTCACGGTGGCGAACGGAGCCTCCAGCATCGTGGCCGGCAACATCGCCGTCGCCGCTGGTGCGCTGTTCATCGGTACCAAAATCAGCCAACTCAAAGCTCTGGCCAGCCTGGGTATTGGCGCGCTGCTTCAGACTGACGGCGCAGGCAACCTGACTATTGCCCTCGGCAATGGCACCGCCAATGACGGCGCAGGCAACTTGACGCTCAAGCTTGCCGGCGACGGAAGCCTGCGGCTCACATCAAGCGGCTTGCAGGGCAACGAGCCGGTTGCGACTGTCACCACCGGTCAGACGTTGAACGCGGCGTCGCACGGCAACAACTATGTCTTCAACGGCGGCGCGACCGGCACCTTCGCGCTGGCTAAGCGCTCGACGCTATGGAACGGCTATGCCTTCACGGCATTCGCCAAGGGGGCAGCGATTGTCCTG